AAACTTTAGAGCAAATGAACAGGGACAGTTCTTTGTTGATAATCTAAGATTAAGAAATAGAGCAGTTACACCAACTGTACCAAGTGATGTTAGTGCATTACCTACAGTGGGTGCATTTGGATTTGCATATAGTTGGACTGATACAGCGTGGTTTACTACTAATAATAATCGTTATGATCTTATTGATTTTGAAGGATTTGCACTAAAATCTGATAAAAATGCAGATTCATCAAGACTCGGTGCTATTACCACAGGAACTAATACTGGTATAGGATTTACTAGAACTGCAGTTAGTCCTGTAACTGGTAGTACACTTACAATACAAAATACTGGTTATACCTTATCTGAAGCAGGATTCCAATCATTAGACTTTGACGATGCTGCAATAAGCATGAGTGAAGGTACACAGACACTCACATACACACAGGATATATGGAGTTCTAGAACTGCTACAGTTCCTTCACCTGGATCACAAAAACTTAGTGTATCTGCTGTTGTTAAAGACAGATACTTCTTTAAGGTAACACCAACTATCAAGATTGATAATGTACAGAAGTTAACTATAAATCAGTCATTCCAGTTTGGTATTGGTACAAAACTACGTCTTAATAACTCATCTGGTGTATTTGTCAATAGCGGTTACATTGTTAGAAGAGATCTTGATAATAATCAGGTATATGTTGCTGTAAACAATAATGCATGGACTGATGACTTGAATACTGGTCAACTCGTTACTGAACAGTTTAGTGAACAGTCAACTTATGGTATTGTAGGACCTATACCTAATGATATCAATATCATAGAGGGATATACTTTTGCAACAATCAATAATACAACACCTGGAACTTTCAACATAGATCTTAATGATTTTAACCTTGATGGTACCACATCAACTGGTTCTGGAAACTTAGACAGTTTTGCTAAGTTCAAACCATTTGCAACTCTTGATTATTCTGTAAGAATCGATGAAGTTTCTGGATCATCAGCATATATTGTTGGATCTGTTGTACAACTAACATCAGGTGATATATCATTCAATGCTGCATATAGCACAGTACAGATAACAAACCTTACTGGCGTACTCAAGATTACATTAGTTGCAAATCTTGACAAAATTTTACAAGTCACTGCAGTAGAGAACAGTGATGAAGTGTATGTAATCACTAACACAAGTCATTATCTCTCAAGAGGAGATATGCTTTACATCGATGGTAACCCTAGCCAGACTGTAGGTAGTGTTGTCTATGATGAATATGATGGTGCATTCCCTGTAGACAGAGTAATCAGTCCTCTAGAATTTGTATACAAATTAAAACAGAATGCAGTAACAAGTCCTGCTACAACAGCATCTGCTGTCAGTGTATTCATTAAATCTCCTGTTTTAAAGATGTTCTATGGACATCAATACATCTTTGATCTTAGTCATTCATCTATGGCAGGTGGAAACTTATCATTTGCAAAAGATAGTCTATACAAACTCGAATACTCATTCAACTCTATTGACAGAGTTGGAATACCAGGTTTAACAGGAGAAGGACAACCAACTCCATCTGTGACACTTAAAGTAGATCAAAGTATTGTTACTAATATATCTTACTACTTTGATCCTTCTAGAACAGGAGCAGATTCACCTGTTGTTGCAGGAAGTTACTTAGACGTTGTTGATTCTCCATATAAAGGAAACTTTGAAATTAGTTCTATTGCAGGTGCTACTATCACTCGTGGTGCTGATATTATCAAGTTCCCTCTTCTCAATGAACCAGAAGGTGATGCAGATATTAACCAAACAACTTACTCAACTTCTTCATTAAAAGCAGTTGGATCAATCAGTGATGTTCGTATTGTAAATCCAGGTGGTTTCTATACTAGGTTACCTGTTGTAACTACTATTCAATCCACAAGACAAATTGAAAGGGTACAAATTAATAATCCTGGAACTGAATATGCAGTTGGAACTTATCAGAGTGTTCCTATTGGTGGTGATGGAGAAGGTGGATTTGTGGAGATTATCGTTGCTGATGGAACTGATGCTAATGGTGTAACTATTCCAGGTCAAATAAACACAGTTAATGTTACATCGCCAGGTAAAAATTATACTACAGCAACTATAGACATCGAAGCAATTCCAGGTATTCTTGGTGCAGGACTAACTGGATCTGGTGCTGAGTTGGTAGTTGTCATACCTCCATTTGGTACAGGTGCATCTATCTTTACTAAAGGTGATAGTGTTGGTAAAATTAAGAAACTTAAGAATAACAACTTTGGTTATGACTACCCTCATGATTATACATTACGTCCTGAGATTACATTCCCAATCAATGCTCAGTTAACATCTACAAGTATACTCGATAGCATTACAGTTACAGATCCAGGTACTGGATATTCACAAGCACCTGCTGTTATTATTTCTGGAGGTGGTGGTAGTGGTGCTATTGCAGAGGCAAGTATTAAGAATGGTAGATTAGATACTATTATTGTTAAAGATCCAGGTGCAGGTTATTCATCAACTCCTGCAGTTAACTTAAGATCATCATTCAACTATGTTGTTAACCTTGACTTAGGATTACTACAGTTTGCTTTCCCACATGGTATTGCAAATGGATCTGAAATAACATTGAATGTTGTTGATACTGGAGATGGTGCTCAATACCCTCTATCTGCAGGTGCTGTTGGTAGATTGAATGGAAGCACAACTTACTATGCTATTACTGGTTCTGCAAACTCATTAGAAAATGATCAGTTAAAGATTGCTATTACTGCTGCTAACGCAAACTTAGGTGACGCATTATCATTTGTTAACGCAGGTACAGGTCGTCAACAAGTATTAACTGAATCATTCGGTGGTGCTGCTACTGCAAACGTTATTACATCAACATTCTTAGAAGGAGAACTTGTTTATCAAGGTGATTCTTTAGAAAACTCAACTGCTACTGGATATGTTTCAACTAACGCAGGTTGGCAAATTGGTCCTAGAGTTCTTAAGATTGTAGATTACAATGGTACATTTACACAAGGATCAAGAATCACTGGTGTGATTTCTAAGTCTTCTGGTATCATGTCTGATATTAAAGTTGCTACTGGTGTTTTAGAGATTGGTTCTATTACTAAAACTACTGGTCAATTTGTTGATGATGTTGGTAAACCATCTGAGATTATTCAAAAGATACAAGATAGTTACTATTATCAAGACTTCTCATATGCTGTTAAGTCTGCTGTTTCTATTGGTGAATGGAAAGAGATTTTAATCAAG